TGAGCAACTGCTCCTGGACGAACTCACCGACCTTGCCGCGTCCGGCTCCGGCCCGGGCCTTCTTGCTGGCCGAGGACTTCTTGGACTTGTTGGCGCGACGCTTCGTGCTGGTCTTCTTGGTAGCCACGTCTATGTCTCCTGTCTGTGGACACCGTCATTGGTGTCTGTAAAGGGATGATGGCATAGTAGAGGGGAGAGTTGGTGTGACCAAAGTGTGGCACCCTCCTGTGCGGATTTTCCGCCAAGTCGGAGCCCGCGTGACCAACATAGAAAACGCTGGCTTACTCCCCAGCGCGCCGGCGACATTGTTCCCAGCATAAGCCCTCCGCGCGTGACGCCGGACCGAGGCTCCCAACCGGGTGATCCGGTCTTCCAGCGATCAACGCAACCAATCATATCAGGAGGGCCAGATGGCCTCAGTAACTCTGTCGGAAAGCGCGAAGCTCGCGCAGGATGAACTCGTCGCCGGCGTCATCGAGAACGTCGTGACCGTCGACCAGTTCTACGAGCTGCTCCCCTTCGACGGCATCGACGGTAACGCCCTGGCGTACAACCGTGAGAATGCCCTCGGCAACGTCATGAACCTCGGCGTCGGTGGCACCATCACCGCCAAGGGTGCCGCGACGTTCACCCAGGTGACCAGCTCGCTGACCACCATCATCGGCGACGCCGAGGTCAACGGCCTCATCCAGGCGACCCGCTCCGGCGACGGCAACGATCAGACGGCCATCCAGATCGCCTCCAAGGCGAAGTCGGCAGGCCGCCAGTACCGCAACCACCTGATCAACGGCACTGGCGCCGACGACCAGTTCAACGGCCTCATCAACCTGTGTGCCGCCGGTCAGGAAGTCGAGACCGACACGAACGGTGAGAACATCAGCTTCGACGTCATGGACCAGCTGATGGACACGGTCGTCGACAAGGACGGTCAGGTCGACTACTTCCTGATGCCGGCCCGCACGCGTCGCTCGTACCGCGCCCTGCTCCGTGCCCTCGGCGGCGCCTCGATCAACGAGGTGTTCGAGCTGCCCAGCGGCGACGAGGTCATCGCGTACTCGGGCATCCCGTGCTTCCGCAACGACTACATCCCGGTCAACCAGACCCAGGGCGGCGCGTCGACCTGCACCACGGTCTTCGCCGGCACCCTCGACGACGGTTCCCGCACCCATGGCATCGCCGGACTGACCGCCGAGAACATGGCGGGCCTCCATGTCGACCCGGTCGGCTGGTCCGAGACGAAGGATGAGTTCATCCATCGCGTCAAGTGGTACTGCGGCCTCGCGCTCTTCTCCGAGAAGGGCCTGGCCATGGCGCCGGGCATCCTGAACTAGGCGAAAAATTAGGGGAGCGCTACGGCGCTCCCCTTCTTCGCTTCAGGGCCAAAACCCCACAAATCCAACGGGAGCACTTGCATGCCCGCATATCTCGTCGAACTTCCCGTCACCGGTGGCCGCACCCTCCCCGGTGGGCACGATAAGTTTATCGTATTCGCGCACGATGACGCTGACGCGAAGGACATCGTGAAGGACCAGTTCTCTGGCGACTCCGACGCCCTGGTCTCTGCAGCGACCGTCACTGAGGTCGTCGCCGCGACCGAGCTGGAAAACTTCAGCCTCCGCGTTGCCATCCTGGACTCCGACCCCGTGGTCGACGTCACGGTGGTCGGCGTCGACGGCGCGACGGTCGATACGATTGCCGCGCTCGCAGTCACCGCCCTGAATGCCCTCTCGAGCATTTCCGCGGCTGCCTATAACTCGACCACCCAGGTCCTGACTGTTGCAGGCGTGGCCGACGAGCTTGGGGACAAGACCCTGCTCGTCGAGTTCTACGGTCCCAACGGCCGAGCGACCATCGCGGGCTTCGTCGGGGCAGTCGTCGACGGGGGTGCGGCCGAGGACGAGTTGACCGTGACCCTTGCGGCCGACGCCCGGGTGAAGCCGATCGTCCTCGCCTCGCTCAAGGCCTAACACCAACAAAACCCCAGCCCATAGTACCGGGCTGGGGTTTTCCTCATCACAGCAACGGGAGCCACCCAATGTCCTACCACCAAGTCGCATTCGAAATCGTAGGCCCGAACGCGGGCAAGTCAATCGTCCTCGGCGATCACGTCTTCAAGGAAGGCGTCATGGTCTGGGAGGGCAACGACGTACAGCTCGCAGGCATGAAGAAGTACCTCGCTCGTACCCACAACGCGCATATCCAGGGCAGCGGCGAGCTCGATCAGGCCAAGACCAAGTTCGAGGAAGTCAAGAAGGCGCCTCCGACTCGCCTCCCGCGTCGTCCGCTGAGCGCGGCTGAGGAACGTCTCGCCAAGCTCGCCGCCCCGGCGCACCAGCAGAACCCGGTCGACGCCGGAGCCGATCGCAAGCCCGTCCCGGAAGAGGACGACGAGGGCAGTGAGCCGATGACGCTGGCCGACGCGCTCCAGGCGCTCGACGCCGAGAAGGACGAGCACTGGACCGAAGCCGGCCTCCCGGCCGTGGCCGCGGTCGCCGAGCTGATGAAGCGCGACGTCAAGCGCGCAGAGATCAACGAGGCCGCGCCGGACTTCAACCGTGAAGCCGCGCGCTCCATGAACGAACTGGGGTAATAGGCAATGGCCTTCACGGTTCAGGATGACCTAGGGTCTGTTGTGGGGGCGAACGCGTACATCAGTTACGCGTTCTTCCAGCAGTACCACGCGGACCGGGCGAACAGCCTCACCGGGCACGACCAAGACGCCTGTCAGGCGGCGATCGTGAAGGCCACCACCTACGTCGACGGGCGCTTCAAGTTCCGTGGTGCAAAGCGTACCTACGAGCAGACGACGCAGTGGCCACGGTACGACGCCTGGAACGATGACGGCCGGGCGCTCACCGACCTCCCGGTGCCACTCAAGAACGCGGTTGCTGAGTACGCCTTCCGTGCGCTCACCGCGGACCTCATGGCCGACCCAGACATCGACTCCACTGGCCAGGCCGTTCAGTCCAAGACCGAGCAGGTCGGACCCATCTCCGAGAGCATCACGTACGTGACTGGCGCAGCGTATCGCATGCCCAAGTACCCAGTCGCCGACCGCATCTTGATCTCTGGTGGGCTTGTCCGCTCCGGCAGGGAAATAGTCAGGGGATAGTCATGGCCAATTACGATCGGCTCGCCGCGCTGGCCCAGCGCCTGATCGACAAGAACGGCCGCGAGATCACCGTACAGCACTTTCCGACCGGCGATCTCGCCGACGCCGACAAGCCCTGGCGCCCGGACGCGTCGGACGCGACCGAACAAGGGGCCAAGGCCGTCTTCCTGGACTACTCCATCAAGGAGATCGACGGCACGAACGTACTGATGGGCGACCAGAAGATGTACGCCTCACCGCTCGCCCTAGGGGAGTTCAGCCCCGCAGTCGGGGACCTCGTTGTCGACGGCTCGGTGACATATACCATCAAGAACGTAAAGCCGCTTCAGCCCGGAGACACCATGGTGCTCTACGAAGCGCAGCTGAGGGCCTAGGAATGAGCCACACTCTCGAAGAGGCCAAGGACCTAATGCTCGCCCGCTTCAAGGAGCAGTGGGATGCTGACACGACAGCCGCGGTCGGCGAAGTCCCGCCAGTCGAGTGGCCAAACGTTCGTTCGGGGTCATTCCCTCCTAAGGATGGGTACTGGGCCCGCATCACTATCGCGCACAACGGTGGCGGTCAGTCAACGCTGGGTGGGATCGGCTACCGCAAGTTCGAGCGCACCGGCCTTGTGCTTGTTCAGGTCTTCGCGCCCGCTGGGGCCCAAGGGGTTACGCCGGTTGACCAGCTGGGTAAAATCGCCCGAGACGCGTTCGAGGGTAAAAAGGCCGGTGAGGTCTGGTTCCGCAACGTCCGCCTGAGCGAGGTTCCGCCGGACGGAGGCCCCTGGGTCCAGAACAACGTAGTGGCCGAGTTCTCATACTTCGAGACGAAGTGATTTTAGGAGGTCTTCCCAATGCCCAATATCGATAGCAATCTCGTAGGCCTCCGGTTCACCGAGGAGGAGTCCTTCAAAGTTCTGCCCGGTTCCGGCGTCATCTGGCGCGCGCTCGAGCCCAACAGCTTCGGCGACTTCGGCGCCGAGAACGTGCTGCTGGCACGCAATCCGATCAACGCGAGCCGCCAGCGCAAGAAGGGCGTGGTGGTCGACCGCGACGCACAAGTCAACTTCGAGATGGACCTGACGCAGGAGCAGTCGCGCTCCCTATTCGAAGGGTTCTTCTTCGCAGAGTTCCGTGAGAAGGCCTCCGCCGCCCCGTCCGCCGTGGACGCGACCGACGACTTCTTCACCGTCGCCGATGGCACCGACTTTGTCGAGGGCCAGCTGATCTTCGTGTCCGGCTGTGCCGAGACGGCGAACAACGGTCTGCACTTCGTCGACAACATCGCCACCAACAACCTCGAGGTGTCCAGCTCGCTCGTCGCCGAGACCCCGGACGCGGACGCACTCGTCAAGGTCGTCGGCATCCAGGCGACCGCCTCCGCTGACCTCCGCATCGACGCGTCAGGTACCTTCCCCAAGCTGACGACCCAGGGTGGCGTCGACTTCACCGACCTCGGGCTAATCCCTGGCGAGTGGGTATTCATCGGCGGGGACAGCGCCGCGTTCGAGTTCGCCACCGAGGCGAACAACGGCCTTGCGCGCATCAAGACCGTGGACGCCGCGTACCTCGAGTTCGACAAGACCGCCGCGACCATGGTCACCGACACCGCCACGGGCAAGACCGTCCGGGTCTTCTTCGGCGACGTCCTGAAGAACGAGAGCGACCCCGACCTCATCGTCAAGAAGTCGTACCAGTTCGAGCGTGAATTGGCCACGGCCGGCTATGAGTACGTCGAGGGCTGCGTCGCCAACACGCTGGCGATCACGATGGAGACCGCGGACAAGATCACCATGTCGCTCGGTTTCGTCGCGGGTGACGCGGACATCGTCGCCAATGGTTCCCGCAAGGCTGGCACCTTCCCGACGCTCGCCTCGGAGGAGGCGTTCAACACCTCGTCCGACTTCATGCGCATCCGGCTCGCGACCGAGGCTGCACCGCAGACCCCGCTGGCCGCGTTCCTGATGGACATGACGATCAACATCAACAACGGGATCACCGGCAACAAGGCGCTCGGCTCGGTCGGCTCGTTCGACACATCGGCCGGCGACTTCCAGGTGGACGCGGAGACCAGCGCCTACTTCTCCTCGATCGACGCCGTGGAGGCTGTTCGCGACAACGAAGATGTGTCCCTCGACTTCTCGGTCGCGAAGAACAACGCGGGCTGGTTGTTCGACATCCCGCTCGTGGCGCTCGGCAACGGTCGCCTCAACGTCGAGAAGGACCAGCCGATCACGTTGCCCCTCACGATCAGCGGCGCCGAGCACCCGACGCTCAACCACACCATGCTCGCGATGAGCTTCCCGTACCTGCCCACCGCGGCGGAGTAATTAAAGCCCACCACATAGCAACAAGGAGCCACACGCTATGTCCAAAGACCTATATGACCTGTTCGACACGGACCCCTCGCTGGAAGCAGCGGGGGTTCGCATCTATTACGGCGAGGACATCTACCTCGACGTCGCGCGTGCCGGCGGCAACAACAAGCGCTTCGCACGCCGGCTCGAGGCGCTGATGAAGCCGTACCGCCGCAACATCCAGATGGACGCGATGGACGAGGAGGTCGCGCGCGGTCTCCTGATCCAGGCGTTCGCCGAGACCGTCGTCACCGGCTGGGGCTCGAAGGCCCAGGGCGACGGCAAGTTCCCGTTCCGTGACAAGGACTCCAAGGAGACGGTCTACCTGGACTTCACGGTGGACAACGTCAAGAAGGTTTTCACCCGCCTACCGAACCTGTTCGATGACGTGCGGGCGCAGTCTGCGACCATCTCGTTGTTCCGCAGCGAGGAAGCCGAGGCCGACGCAAAAAACTAAGTGAGGTCCTGCGGTACGCACTAGAGCTTGGGCCACTGGAGCGCACGATCCTGGAGGCGGCGGTAAAGCGCCGCCTCCCAGTTCCCGACAGGATCGCAAACGCCCCTGAGCTTCTCCCAGGCCTCGACGTCTACTACGGGGCCTTCATGGACCTAAGGACGTGTCGCCCGATCGGCATGGGCCCTGGTCCGATCCCCTGGTCTGCTGTAAAGGCCTGGGGCGAGCATCACGGTTTCCTGGGGGCAGACTTCGACTACCTCTGGGAGATGGTCTCCGCGATGGATCATGAGTACCTGTCCTACGCGGAGGACAAGCGAAAGAAGTCTAAGGGCAAAGCCAAGGGCGGAGAGGACGGAGACGACGATGGCAACGCTGGGAGAGTTCGCAAAGCGGATGGCGACCCTGGCGGTAAGCGTCGAGCAAAACGTTGAGAAGACCGTCCGCAAGGTAGCGCTCGTCGTCGACAGTGTGGTCGTCCTGGCCACGCCCGTCGACACGGGTCGCGCCCGGTCCAACTGGACTGTAACACTCGATAACGCAGCTGAGGGCGTGCGTGAGCCGTACTCCCCGGGCGAGGGACTCGGCACCGGCGAGGGGGCGAACGCCCAAGCCGCGCTAAATCAGGGTATGGCGACGGTAGCCCAGTACAGGAGCTCGAATAATTCGAGTATCCATATCGCCAACAACTTGCCATATATAGAACGTCTTAATGACGGTTCTTCAGCGCAGGCTCCAGCCGGCTTCGTACAGAAGGCGGTGCAGCAGGGCTCGGCCGTCGTGAACGGCACCAAAGTGGTGGGGAATTAGCGCCATGGCAACTGAACGCATTGACATAGTAGTCTCCGAGCGGGGCTCCAAGGTCGTCCGCCGGGACCTAGAAGGCGTAGGGGCCGGGGCGACCACCGCCGGTAAATCGGTGGACTTCTTAAAGAACCAGCTGCTTCAGCTTGCCGCGGTGACCGGGATCGGCATGGGCCTTGCCTCGGCCGTCCAGACGATGGCCGACTTCTCGCAGCAGATGCAGACCGTGGCCGCTGTCTCCGACGCCACGACAAGCGAGCTTGCTCGTATGCGTGAGGAGGCGAAGAACCTCGGGTCCACGACCCGCTACACCGCGTCCCAGGCCGCGGAGGCCATGACAAACCTGTCCAAGGCCGGTTTTACGGTCGCCGAGACGATGGAGACCACCGGCGCGACCCTGATGCTGGCACAGGCCGGGGCACTCGACCTCGGCACGGCCGCGTCGATCGCATCTAACGTCCTACGCGCATTCCGCCTGGACACGGCACAGGCTGGGCACGTGGTGGACATCCTCGCCGCGGCCGCGAACAAGTCTAACACCGACGTCACCAGCCTGGGTGAGGCGATGAAGTACGTCGGTCCCGTCGCGGCCGGCCTGCGAGTTCCCCTCGAGGAGACGGCGGCGGCTATAGCCGCTCTGGCTGATGCGGGTCTTGACGGCTCAATGGCTGGCACAGGCCTACGCCAAGTGCTGTCTGAGCTCGAGGCGCCGACCGGCAAAACCCGGACCATACTGGCCAACATGGGTCTGACCGCGAAGGATGTGCAGGTTTCGTCCGTAGGCCTCACCGCCGCACTACAGGCGCTCGCGGAGAAGGGCATCACGACTGGTGAGGCGCTCCTCATGTTCGGCGATCGCGGCGGTCCCGCCTTCGAGGTCCTGCAGCAGGCCGTCCCGAAGATAAAGCGACTCAACAACGAGCTGGAGAACTCGGAGGGTTCTGCCAAGCGCGTCGCCGAGATCATGGACAAGGGCCTCAAGGGGGCCGTGCTTGAGACGGAGAGCGCCTTTGAGGGCCTAGTAATCACGATCGGTGAACTCGGCGCCGAGAGCGCGCTGGAGCGCATGTTCCGTAACTCGGCTAGCGCGCTTCGCGAGTTCACCTCGCTACTGCAGGACTCGAACAAGTACCTAGACGACTTCAACTCGATCGTGAAGATCACGGCCGCGGCCTTCGTGCTGGCCTTCGGAAGTCAGATCGTCGCGGCCCTGGTCGCGGCGACGAATGCCACGCTCGCTTTCTCCGCGGCTTTGCTGGCGAACCCGATAACGGCCATCCCGGTCCTGATCGGCGCGGCCGTAGCCGCGCTGTTCTACTTCCGTGACGCCACGGTCTCGATCGGAGACTCAACTCTGCGCGTCGGCGACATCGTCTACGGCGTGTGGAACTCGGTGAAGGGTTTCCTCGGCGGGGTGATAGACCAGGTGTTCCACCTGGTGAACGCCCTCGGTAAGGTCATGGCCCTTGATTTCGCAGGCGCCAAGGAGTCGCTAAACAAGGCGATGGCCTCAGGCGCCAAGGCCTTCGAGGCGATGATCGGCGAGACGTTCGTCAAGACGATCAACGCAGGCATGCAGAAGAACACGGACTACACGCTCGAGTATGAGCAGGCCGGTCCGAAGCCGCCGCCAACTGGGGTCGTGAAGCCGGCTCCGGTGGTGGATCATAACGCCGCGGCCAATCGCCTGCGTGAGGCGGTGCTCAAGAAGATCAACGTCGCCCTCAAGGAAGAGCTTGAGCTCACCAAGTACGCCGACCGGGAGCGCCGCATTCAGGAGCAGCTCCTATCGGCGGAGAAGGAGCTGCGCTCCGGACTGTCCGACGAGACCGCAAAGTTGACGGCGATTGAGAAGTCGCGCATCGAGACCCAGCTCCGTGCCATCCAGCTGGGTGAGGACCAGCAGACCCGCACACAGTTTGTCAAGGATTACACCGCCGCCCTCGGTGACGAATTGGCCATGGCCCAGCTTAATTCTCAGGAGCGTGCCATCGCCGGTCGTGTCATGGAGACGGAGCGCGCCCTCAAGCAGGCGCTCAACGACGATACCGTGCGGCTGACCGAGGCCGAGCGCTTCTACATCGAGGAGCAGGCCAGAGCAGTCCAGGCCACGGCGAACGCGACCAACGTTCTCGAGGGTATCCGCGCCCCAGCCAACCAGTACGCGGCGGAGCTGCTCGCGCTCAACGAGTTGCTGGTCCAGAACAAGATCAACACCGAGGAGTTCGCCCAGTCCCAGCGTGACGCACGCATCGCGTTCCTCGAGACTAAGACCGACTTCTCGTCCGGCTTCGAGCGCGGCCTGCTCAAGATGCAGCGCAACATGGACGACTTCGCCTCCGCGGCCGAGGAGGTCGTCACGAATGCCTTCGGTGGCATGGAGGACGCGCTCGTCCAGTTCGCGACCACGGGGAAGCTCAGCTTCGCCTCGTTCGCCAATGCCATCGTGGCGGACATCGCCCGTATCGCCATCCGAGCGGCCATCACACGGCCTCTCATGACGGCCCTCGGTTTCTCCATGTTCAAGGACGGCGGTTACGTCCAGGCCATGGCGGACGGGGGTGCCGTAACAGGACCGGGCGGTCCCCGTGACGACAAGGTCCCGGCCATGCTGAGCGCGGGTGAGTACGTGATCAACGCCGACGCCACCCGCAAGTTCCGCCCCCTCCTGGAGGCGATCAACGGCAATCGGGCCGTCATGTCCAAGCTCGCATCTGGTGGCCCGGCTTCGGCTGGGGCGCCCTGGTCTGCCGGTGGTGGAGGCGCGGTGGCTCCCGTCTCCACCACGGCTAGCACCGTTGTGTTCGCGCCGTCAGTGGCTATCACGGTCGAGGGCGGATCGAACGGGAACCGCGAGGACGACATCGCGCTCGCCGACCGTGCCGCCGCAGCCGCGAAGCTCCAGTTCGAGAAGATGTTCGCCGAGTTCGTTCGTAAGGAAAATCGCCCCGGTGGCATGCTCAATAATCAGGAGGCATTCTAATGTCCGCCGAGACGTTCCCAGCATACCCGCCGCACAAGTCCTCGTCCGGCGAGGATGTCAAGCTGAGGGTTCATAAGGCGCAGTTCGGTGACGGCTACAAGCAGCTGACACCGGATGGCATCAACACGAAGGTAATCACCTGGACCCTGCAGTGGGACGCGGAGGACTGGGACAAGGTCGTAGAGATGAAGGAGTTCATCGACGATCACGCCGGAGCGACTCCGTTCAAGTGGACCCCACCTGGGGGCTCGGAGGCGCTTTGGACCTGTGAGGGATACGGCGGCCTCCCCGTCGTTGTCGATATGTCAGCAAACCTGCGTTGTGTATTCGAGCGTTACTACGGTCCGGAGCCAAGCTAATGACCATTGAGGCAGACAAGCAGAAGCTCGCCCCGGGACGTCGCATCGAGCTTTATGACTTCGATGCCTCGGCCCTCGGCGATTACCTTTACCATTTCATTCCGTCATTCCAGGAGCCGCTCGCGGTGACGTGGCGCGGCAACACC